AAGATGTTTTCCAACTTCCCACCTTATGCTTGATTTAGACAAAATAAAATCTTTTGAAATTCTATCTAAGGATGAGCAGATAGAAGCCTTGGCTTTGATTGATAAATGGAAAAACATCAAAGCAAGAACCAAATGCAGAGATGATTTTTTAGAGTTTGTACAAATGATGTGGCAAGGCTTTATTATGGGTAGACACCACAAAATACTTGCAGATAAGTTTAATCGCATAGCACAGGGCAAACTTAAAAGACTGATTGTGTGTTTACCACCAAGACATTCTAAATCTGAATTTGCATCGACATTTTTTCCTGCGTGGATGATGGGACTCAATCCATCACTTAAAATCATTCAAGCAACTCACACCGCAGAATTAGCTGTAAGATTTGGTCGTAGGGTTAGAAACATTATTGATTCAGAAGATTATCAAACAGTTTTTCCAAACATTAGCTTATCAGGAGATAACAAGTCAGCAGGTAGATGGACAACCAATGATGGCGGCGAAGCTTTCTACTCAGGAGTGGGTGGTGCTATTACAGGTCGTGGTGCAGATTTGTTAATTATTGACGATCCACATTCTGAGCAAGATGCCATGTCACCAACTGCAATGGATGGAGCTTGGGAGTGGTACACATCAGGTCCACGCCAAAGGTTACAGCCGGGTGGTACTATCATTTTGGTAATGACACGATGGTCAACCAAAGACTTGGCAGGTCGATTGCTTAAAAGACAATCGGAAGCACACGCAGATCAGTGGGAGCTTGTAGAATTTCCTGCAATCATGCCTGAATCTGATGAGCCTTTGTGGGGAGAGTTTTGGAAGAAAGAAGAACTCTTGGGTGTAAAAGCATCTTTACCAGTATCCAAATGGAATGCTCAATGGATGCAAAATCCAACAGCAGAAAGTGGATCAATTATTAAAAGAGAATGGTGGAAAACTTGGGAGAGTGAAGAGATTCCTGCGTGTGAGTGTATTGTACAAAGCTATGACACCGCATTTAGTGCAAAAGAAACGGCTGACTACTCGGCTATAACGACATGGGGCATATTTTATCCTGAAGAAGGCGATGAAGCTTCTGTTATATTATTGGATGCATCAAGGCATAGAGTAGACTTTCCTGAATTAAAAAATATAGCTTTAGAAGAATATAAATACTGGGAACCTGATATTGTTTTGATTGAGGCAAAAGCCAGTGGCACGCCTTTAACACAAGAACTTAGAAAGATAGGCATACCCGTACAATCTTATTCGCCAAGCAGAGGACAAGACAAGATAGCAAGAATGAACTCTGTCTCACCCATGTTTGAAAGTGGCATGGTTTGGGCAACAGAAGATGCATTTGCCGAAGAAGTTATTGAAGAAATGGCTTCTTTTCCTTATGGAGAAAACGATGACTTTGCTGACTCCGCTACCATGGCATTGATGCGAATTAGACAAGGAGGCTTAATTGAGCTAGGCACAGACTATGAAGATGAGGTATCATTTGATAGAAGAAAGCTAAGTTATTACTAATGAAAATATTTGTTACAAAATTCATTCATGACGGTCAGGAATATTGTGGTCCTAACATACACGCTGAAGACTTTGAGGTAGCTCAAGCCATAGCAGAAATAGATGGATACATAGTACAAGGAGAGTTAACAGACTTAGTACAATTTAAAGAAGACGAGAAAAGGGTCTTACATTAATGCTTGAGAACAAAGGAAACAACAATAGATTTGTAAAAAATAAACAATTTTTACAGTCGTACCATAATGATGTTGTAAAAACAGGCAACCAAGGCATTGAGGCAACGCCTGAAGGTGGAAAAACTGTAACAATGAAAATTGTTGGCTTAAATATAAATGGAAAAGAATACTTATTGCCCAGTTATGACATTGACACAAAAACAATAATGAACAAGCAACAAATTGTAGAAAAGTTTAAACCTTTAATTGAGTCAGGTGTTATTGAGGGATATCAAAATCCCGATGAGGCTGAATTAGATCGAAAAATAATGTATCCTACAATTGTTGGCAATATGCCATCAATGAACGAAAATATACAAAAACTATCAAAATCATTAATGGCAAATTAATATGGCAATTGAAAGAAAATTAGGCACAGAAGACAATCCTGACATTGTTGATCAGGGTAAAGCTGTTGATATAGAAGCAGAAGCACCTTCGTTTGAAGAGCAACTTATGGACTCTTTAGAGGTTACTATTAATGATAACGAGATTATTATTGATGAAGCTGAAGAAGAAGTAGAACAAGAAATGCCATTTGACGCTAACTTAGCCGAATATTTGGATGATTATGTTTTAGGCTCTATATCCAAAAAACTAATAAACGATGTAGAAAGCGACAAAGAATCTCGCAAAGAGTGGATGAAAACCTACACAGATGGTCTTAAGTATCTTGGCATGAGATTTGATGAACAAAGAAGCCAACCTTTTGAAGGTTCTAGTGGCGTTATTCACCCTATCTTGGCTGAATCTGTAACTCAGTTTCAAGCACAAGCTTACAAAGAACTCTTGCCTGCACAAGGACCCGTCAAAACACAGATAGTTGGACAAAGAGATGCCAACACAGAAATGCAAGCAGAAAGAGTTGCTGAGTTTATGAATTATTACATCATGAACGAAATGCCTGAATATGATCCTGAGTTGGATCAATTGTTATTTTATCTACCGTTATCAGGCAGTGCATTTAAAAAGGTTTATTACGATGCATCCATAAGAAGACCAGTATCAAAGTTTGTGCCTTCTGAAGATTTGTTAGTCCCATACGAAGCAACTGATTTATTAAGTGCAGAACGAGTCACGCACATTGTTTCTATGAGCAACAATGAAGTAAGAAAATTACAGCTTTCAGGTTTTTATGCAGATATAGATTTATTAGGAAGCGAGGTAGAAACAAGAGACACGGTTACAGAGGAAATCGATAAGATACAAGGTGTTGAGCCTGAGTATAACAACGATGAACAAAGACGATTGTATGAAATACATACAGTTGCAGAAATAGAAGGCTTTGAAGACTTAGACGAAAATGGTGAGCCAACAGGATTAAAACTCCCTTACATTATTACCATTGATGAGTCTTCACAAAAAGTTTTATCTGTTAGAAGAAACTATGAGCCAAATGACCCAGTAAAAAATAAAATTAATTACTTTGTACAATACAAGTTCTTACCGGGCTTAGGATTTTATGGTTTAGGTCTATCACACATGATTGGTGGTTTATCTAAAGCCACAACATCTATTTTAAGACAGCTTATAGACGCAGGTACATTATCTAATTTACCCGCAGGTTTTAAAGCTAGAGGCATAAGAATTAGAGATGAAGCATCTCCATTACAACCGGGTGAGTTTAGAGATATAGACGCACCGGGTGGTGCTTTGCGTGATGCATTGATGCCATTGCCTTACAAAGAACCAAGCAACGTATTGTTTAGCCTGCTTGGGTTATTAGTAGATAGTGGTAAAAGATTTGCATCTATAGCCGATATGAACATTGGTGATAGTAATGCAGCTATGCCCGTAGGTACAACTGTAGCTTTATTAGAAAAAGGTACAAAAGTCATGAGTGCTATACACAAAAGATTGCACTACTCACAAAGAACAGAATTTAAAATATTGGCTAGAGTCTTTGGTGAATTCTTGCCACCCGTTTACCCATATGAAACAGGTAGTGGCACAAAAGAAGTTAAGCTTGAAGACTTTAGTAAGAAGGTAGATGTCATACCTGTCTCTGACCCAAACATATTCTCCATGAGTCAAAGAGTGGTTATGGCACAAGAACTATTAACCATGGTGCAGTCTAACCCTGAAATACATGGACCACAGGGTATATATGAGGCTTATTACAGAATGTATTCTGCACTGGGTGTAGACAACATTGAGTCTTTACTATTACCACCGCAAGATATGACACCTAAACCTGTAGATGCAGGCATAGAAAACAGTGGCTTATTACAAGGAATTCCTGCTAATGCTTTTGCAGAACAAAACCATGAAGCACACATAGAGGCACACAAAAGCTTGTTTCTAACACAAAGCGTGCAAATGAATCCACAGCTTCAATCTGTAATCATTGCTCATGTTATGCAACATTTACAATTCTTAGCTAATCAAATAGCAGAACAACAAATGCCACCTGAAGCACAACAACAAATAGAACAAATGATGCAACAGGCACAAACACTTGATCCACAATCACAAATGATGGTGCAACAACAAGTGCAAGGTATTATAGAAAGCATGAGTTCTC